TAAAGCTCATCATCTTCTCCTTGCCTAAATTGCCCGACATTTGCTCCAAGATAGTCAAGTGTCTTGCCATATGCCTTGTCAAGGTTACGACTTTCTACGACTTCATCAAAGGCTAAAAGCAAATCATCAAATCCACCATATAAGACATAGTATAAGTTTTTATTGTTAGGCTTTCTAAACCTTTCAGGCAGTCTTTTAAAAGCTTTTAAGTATTGATTTGTGCCATTATACATTTGTAGATACCTCGATTATTTCTATCTCAGTGACTGCTATAGTATCTTTTGGGATTTCAATATTTGCTTTTACATAGTCGCCTGAACTTGAAGTCTTAGATATTGATAAATCAACATCTTTTACACCATCAGGACACATAATTTTACCTAATAGTTTTGAGTAAACCACATCTTCTCCAAGCTTAAGCCCTGTATATTCTACACCGTCAGCATCATAACCGCCTATATAAGATATGATTGACCTTTTTACTACATCATCACCCTTGTAGCTTTCATCCTTAGTAACATTTACTTTTACATGTATTTTTTGAACTTTTGCTCTTGTAAAGCCTATCTTATGGATGTTACCTTTCTTATCTTCCACATCCTTTACAGTGCTACCAAAAGCCTCTATTCCTGCAGGTTTATTTTCATATATGGCTTTGATTATATCGTCATCTTCTCCACCATATACATAGCAAGCAACCGACTTAGGCGGTATTCCATCGACTTCTTCCATAGTCACATTTTCTCTTACCTCACAATCTACTACACTATCTATGTCTAGTAGTGCTGCAGTCATAGCAGGTACAGTAGATCCACCGACTCTAGAGTAAGATTTTTTATATCTTTCTCTAAATTCTTTGTCAGTTTCTACGTCCATACCGCCTTTTGTTTCCTTGACATTTGTCACTCTATCTACTCCAAAGGTAGGATTTACTATTTCTGTTATTGTTTCTTTGTCTACGTTAGTGCCTTTTCCAATTATTATAGATGCTATAGGTACATCGACCTGACCATCTTTTATCACTGCAGGCTCTAAGGTTTCAAAAATCAATCCGTTTTTAGTGGCTACCTTAAAGCCTTTATCAACGATTGTATTATCATCTCCATATATAGTGATAATTCCTTTTGACTTTGTGGCAGGTCGTCTTGTTATAGTCAAGTATTGCCCTACATTGTCAAGGCTTGACCCCTCAGCAGAGTTTACAAAAGGACTAAGGTATACATTCTCTGCAAGTTCCCAAAGGTAAGCTTCGTCCCAAGATGCATTTCTTATAAGTTTTCCTAAAAAAGAAGTTTCAGATGTGTCGATATTTACACCAAAGACCCTTCTTGCTCTGTCTATCCTATCTTGTAGACAGTCACTATATAGCTTTCTTCTAAAACCTTTTGAGGTAAGGCCAAATTTTTCGTTATTTAGTTTTTGATATTCTAAGTTATCCAATATCAATCACCCCCTCAAGTTCTATTTCTTCGTTCGTTCCATCTATGGCTAAAATGTCAATCTTTGCATACCTTGTTTCTGGCATTCTCTCAATTCTTATATCCCTTACTTCTTTTATTCTGTCATCTTGAAAACAGCACTCCCTTATAGCTAGTCCTATCCTTTCATCTGATATTCCTTTCCCAGTAATTTCGCTATAATCAAGACCAAGGTCGATATCTAAAAACCACTCATTTTTATTTACAGCCAATCTATTTTCTAAGTTTTGTCTTAGTTCTTCTTGACCACCTACTAAAATAAGGTCATTATCGACCACGGTATCGCCCTCTATCATCTTGAAAGTATTCTTGTAACCACTCATACCAATGTATCTCCCCTTGTGTCTGCATCACCTTTTACTGCTATCTCTTTGCCTTTATATTTAGCCAAGCCTACAAGCTCTATATTATCCCCTTGTATCTTTATATTTTGCCCCTTTATCTCTATATCGCCCGCCTTATCAAGCTTTATATAGCCTGATTTCGTTTTGTTTTGTATTACTAAGCTATTTGTATCTACTAGGTCAAGCTTTCCTTTTAAAAGGCTTATGCCACCAATTACAAAGGCATCCGATATGTCATGCACTCTCTCTGTTTGTGCAGAGTCAGAGCCTAAGAGGATATCATCTGAGTCATTATCGCAAAAGACTAAAAGGACTAGGTCATCTTTTTTTAAAGGGCAGTAAAAAAGAAAATCATCATATTTGATGCTAGCTACAGGCACATTGATTATGATTGAGTTGTCCTCACTTGGTAGAGGCATGACATCGCATGAGTAGGTAGATGGATTGAAGTTTACTACCTTTGCTAACTTGCAAGTGTTGGTGTTATTTAAAATGTTTTTAGAAAAATCATTCAAAAATTTATTAGCCGATTTATTCACATCTGCCATGCTAAACCTCCTCCACTACCAAAGAAGTTAAAAACTCCCTTGTATGTCTACCTGATACAACCCTAAATTTGCCTGATAGTTTTTCAGACTTTACTTGTATAATAGAGTCTGTTTCTAATCTAGGATTTAGTAGAGAATCTACATTCCAAGTTTTCTTTTCTTTCTTATTTTTCTTCTTAGTTTTTTCTTTATCAGTACTTTCTACCTTATCATCTGTATCATCTTTGTTAAGCGTTGGTATCCCTACAAGTCCACTTTCAGGAGAAAGGATAAAGCCAGTTTCATAACCTTTATTTCTATCTCGTATTACTAACCTGTTTTTATTGATAAACATCTTAGATTCAGTATCTTTTACAAGCTGTCTTAGGCTTGTAGAGCAAGCTCCTTTTATGGTCTTTCCTAGCTTATATTCGATATCTTTTTTAGGCTTTATTTCTACAATCTCATATTTAAGAATATTGGCTAAGTCCCTCATTATTACACTTGCTTTAGTGCCATTTTTATATGTCTTATTAAGCTTAGCAGTACGCCAAGACTTCGCCCCGTCTGATACCTTTATGTTGGTTACCTTATCGACTCCTTGCCAGTCCGTTTCAACCTTTTCTATCTTGCCAGTCAGGATATTAGCCATATTGTTCATTTCTCTATATCCTGCATTTACAAAGATATATCCTTCCTTTTCTATATCGCTAATAGTACCATCAGAAAGATTATATATAGTTACCGTTGATACATCAGGCTCTTCTTTATCTGAAAAAGGTATATCAAAGGTTATATCTAAGGCATCTTTGCCATAAGATACAAACCTCTTACCACCTGCTAAGACCTCAGTCTGCTGAATCCAATACATATAAAAATACATCCTCGCTTAAGTTTTCAAAGGTAATTCTATCAGTCTTACCTGTAGTATCATAAGGCTTTATTGTAATTTTAGGGACTGGCAAGTATGAGAAGTTTTCAAAGACAGGCACACCATAAACAATCTTTTCTCCAAAGATTACTTCTTTATGGTCTTTATAAAGGTTCAAAGTAAAGTAGTCCCCTACTGAATTGTAAAGGACTACAAATTGAAAGACTTCATCTTTGATGTTTAGCTCAAATTGATAAGGTATTTGTGACTTGTTTATATCTATATATTTCATCGCTTTTGCACCTGCTTTCTGCCTTCATTAGTTAAGGATTTTACTTTAGTAGTAGTCTTGGCATTAGGCTTTTTACTCACAGGATTAGCTACATTAAGCTTAAACATGTCAGGTTTTGCTATATTCACTTCTTGCAAAGACAAGTCATAATCATATGCATCTTTAATGTCTTTTGAAAACTTGGTACTAAAGGAAGTGATTACAAGGTTTTTTATTTGCCTTCTACCCGTATAAGTTAAAAGCTTAGCCTCTTTTTGAAAGCCTTCGATTATATCAATCTTTCCCATAGCATCATTGACCATAGTTCCGGTAAGCCTTATGTCGTAAGGCTTTACTTTCATATGGTCTTGCACATCTTCACCTTGTTCCACAGGACGATTAGTCACATCTGCATTTTTTGTTTCTGCCTCAGTGACCACAGCATCAAGCTCTATATTATCTAATTTTATTTTTTCTATTTTTCTTTTTGCCATAATCTACACCTGCTGTAATTGAAGTTCAGTAAAGAGGCTTTCAAGCTCTCTTCTTACTACTGATGCTATGCTATTAGCTGTGTTATCATCAGCGTTTCCGTTGATTTCTATGTTTATAGTAGGGCTAAAGTTTCCACCGCCCCCTGAAGGTTTTCCTCTAAAGGTAGTTGTATCTAAGCCGTCTTTGGTACCGCCCATTGACCTATATTGATTAGATGCCTCAGCGGTTAGTACCATTTCCCCTTTGTGCAAGTAAGCAGGGAAGTTGTCATAAGGTATATAGTCTGTACCAGTAGCAAAAGCACTTGGTCGACTTCTTCCTCTAGAACCACCACCGCTACCTCCGCCAGGTGCTTTTATAGTTCCACCGCCACTAAATCCTCTTTTGACTACATTTACAAAAGCCTCTATTGGCCTTGATAAGATCGCTCTTAAGCTATTCCACCAGTTGATTATAGATTGTACTTTTTCCCCAAAGGTAGCCTCTGATGAAGTGATAGTGCTTACCATAGTATCTTGAGCTGCATTAGCTTCTCCTATAGCCGTTACTGCTGCATCTTTAGCGGCTGTAAAGCCGCTTCCCAAAACATAATTCACTCTTTGGACTGCTGCTTTTGTTTCGTCCCAGTGAGTAGCCATATAACCTGCGGCAGTTCCTAAGAGAAGTAGTGCCACAGTTGCAGGCCAACCTACTACTCCAGATATAGTTGCTAGTCCACCTATAAGCATTCCAGCGAATTTTGATATTCCGCCAAAGATACCAACTATTGGACCCGCTGCCAAAGCCATTAGACTAAACTTCCCGATCGCTCCTTGAGCTTCTGGGCTAAGTTCAGAAAACTTTTGAGCCAAATCTCCAACCTTATCAGCAAGGTCTGTTATCTGAGGGGCTACAGAGTCACCGACATCTGCCATTGCGTTTTTCATGTCTGTCTTAGCTTGCTCCCACTTAAAACCTTTTGACCCTTCAACCATGGTCTTAAAGTTTTTGTCTACAGCACCGTCAGCGTTTTGCATCTCTTTCAAGAATCCTTTGTAAGCATCAGCTCCACCTTGTAGCATTGATTGAGCCGCTCTTGCAGAGTTTACATTTCCAAACATATCCCCTAAGGATTTGCCATTAGCTGTAGCAGACTCATTTAAGATTGTAAGTACATCAGAAAGGTCTTTGCCGTCTGCAGTGAGTTGTGAGAAGTTCTTACCCGTTCTTTGTCTTAGTACCTTATCTGCAGTAGTTCCTGTTGATGACAATTCCGAAAGCATTGAGTTTAGGGAAGTTGTCGCTATATGTGCATTCATACCTCTTGAAGTTAAAAGGGAGTAAGATGCTCCTAGTTGGTCAACATTTACCCCTGCAGATGCTGCAGTTGGTATAACCCTACCTATACTTTTACCAAGCTCATCAACCGTGATTTTACCTAAGTCCTGAGTCTTTACAAAGATATCTTGTATCTTCTCTACTCCATAGGCTTGGTCACCATAAGCATTTAGTACTGAAGTAGTAGCATCAATTACAGTTCCAAGGTCAGTAAATCCTGCCTTAGCAAGCTTTATACCTTGATTTGTAAAGCCTACGACATCTTTTGTTTCTATTCCAGAGGATAGAGCCTCATACATAGCACTTGATACTTCTTGTTGGCTTATTGCAGCATCGTGTGAGATAGTCTTTACCGACTTTCTAAGTTGCTCCACTGGCAAAACCGTTGCATCTGCTAAGGTTTGAACCTGTCTTATATGGTTATCTATATCAAGGGCATCAGTAAAGCCTTTTTTTACACCTAGCATAAGGGGTGCAGTTGCTAAAGTCATCTTAGCTCCTGCCTTCAAGGCATTATCGCCGAAAGACTTCATTTTTCGACTAGCACCAGATAGCATAGCGGTAAAACCACCGCCCTTAGACATTACCTTATCAGCCGAGTTCATATTTTCTTTTAGCTTATCAACTGTCTTGTCAATTCCTTCAATTTCTTTTTTAGCATTAGCACCGCCATTTATCGACAGTATCCAATCCAGCTCACGTAAGGCCATTAACTACCCCCTTTCTTTAGTTTTTCTTCTAAATCTTCAGCTAGATCTTCTTCGTATTTATTTACATATAAAAGAAGCTCTTCAAGTTCATAGTCCATAATTTCCATTGCCTCACTATAAGTAAGGTAACCCGCCCTAATTAAAGATAAGGCAGGTTTCCAAAAGGATTCATAATCTACGCTTGAAAAGCTTCTAAGTTTTTTGAGTACTTACCACCATATTGAAAGACTATGGCTTGATTACATAAGTAAGTTAATTCTGATATATCCTCAAAGTCATCTATGGTCTTTTTTGGTTTTACAATTATATGCTCAAGCAATTTCTCATACATTGTTATTTCATCAATAGTCCCAGTTTTAGTCCATTCTCTCCTAAGCTCTAGAGCCTTTCTAGCTGGTAACTTTTGAAATACATACTCTGTATCGCCTAATTTAATTGTTTCTTGCTTTAAATCTGCCATTATTTCTCCTTATTAATCATTACTTAAATATGGTATAAATATTTCAATTTCAACATCTTCCACTTCTTTTTCTCTTGACACATCAGGTGGTTTGATAATCATACAATCATCAGCAGATATGTTTTCCCCATTATCATTCAAATCTGTCATCGTGAAGTTAAAAGGAATATGTCTGTTAGCTATTGACCTTAGATAAGGTAAATGTGGACTTGTAGAAGCTAGTGAGATAGTAGCTTTCCCAGTTTCATCATAAGAATAAGCATAGTTAACCTCACCCCTAACCCCAACATAAGGAGTCACATTATCCTCGTTTTTTTCTATCTTAATCATAGACTTTTCAGAAAATCCAGTGATGTAAGTTCCGTTAACTTGCACCAAGACCTCAGCAGGATCATATGCGTTAATTTGTCTTATAGCTTCACCCATTATCTAACCTCCTCAACTTCGTTCACCATTTCATAAGTCACAACCCCTGAAATCTGTCCTTGATGGATTGCTCCTTGTAGCATTGCAGTCCATACGATATAGTCATATTTTCTAAGTGCCACATCATTTACTGGTACATCTTTTCTCTTTCTGTAGTCAATCTTATATTGACCACCTTCAACAATTCCTTGATCTACTGCTCTTGATAGCACTTTTTCAACTTCACCTACTAGCATCGCTATTCCTCTATCTGTGTAAGGGATTTTCTTTTCGGTAATTGCCAGTCTTTGAAGTGCTTCTTCAATTCTGAACCTAGTCCAATACTCACCTAAAACCACGTCTATATATTCACCTGAAAGCATCTTTCCTTCAGTAGTTTGAAGGACTCCCATTTTTTCCACATAAGATTGGATATTGAGCTTATGAAGTTCAGCAAGGTCAGTATTTGAAATATAAGTGTTTTTAACCCCTTGCACTTGCTTAAACTTGGCAGTTTTACCCCCAATATCAAAGGACATAATCACAGCCATAGCCTCAGCTAGATAAGCATCAGGATCTGGATGATAATAAACAAAAGTATTATC